GTCTATGTTAGTTTGTAGTTTCTTGGAGCGTAAGGGGGTCATAGAGAGGTTTTAGTAGTTGTGGTGAGTCGACACACTAGGGATACATTAGGATGGCTAGAAAGAGCAAATACGGGCCAGTATGGGGCAGAGAGGGAGGAGCCAAGAGAAACAGGCTCTCTGTGAGGCATCGTAAGCTTGGACGGGAGAGAGCCTATGGAATAGCGTACTCCGATGGTGTAATCGAAGTTGACCCAAGACAGAACCCTCAGGAGTACATGGATACCCTTATTCATGAGCTCCTCCATCAAGCTGCTCCGACTTCTTACTTAGATGAGGAAGCAGTTGTTGAAGTAGCGAGAGTACTGACGAAGCATCTGTGGGAGTCTGGGTATAGGAGGGAGTTGACGACAGGGATTCCCTCAGAAGTCTCAGAAAAGTAAACCAAGTACGAACATCAGTACTGGATTTACCAAAGTTAGCAAATGCACAAGCCAAAACAATATTAGAAGAGGTATAGTGCTTGGTAGAATCAATACGGTCAATACTGACCAACTGAGGGTGTCTAGGAGATTCAGAGTAGGTTATCATTGGAACCTGAGTCCAGAAACAGAGTCCATGCTGAGTTTCCCATAGATCAGTTAAGAACTGACGGTCTATATCTATTTTCTTATATTTGGGACTCTTATCAGCACAACCTATAAGGCGGTACTCCCAGTTCTTATCCCGATACTTCTGAGACGCTGCTCTCTGAGTCTTTCGGCGTTTCTCTAACAATGCTTTCGGATTTAATGATTGTCCCTTTTTCGTCATAAGGCAGTTCGTCCAGTATGTTTAGTAAGGGAGACCCTGAAGCGGGTGTCACCGTAATGTTGTTATCTTTAAGCATTTGGCGGGCAACATTCAAGTCTGTAGGTGTAGCTACGCCTGTCTGAATGCGGTTCAGCAGTTCTTCCGTTAGGGCAGTATGGATGCTCCCTAGTACTTCTTCGTTTAGTTCGGTCATTTTGATTCATGCCCCCGTTCCCCATGTTGCTCCTGCCAAAGCCTCTCAAGCAGAGGGATCTTCCATTTGGGTGGCTTTGGCTTTCTCTTCTTTGGGAAGGCAAGTTTAATAACAACTGGTGGAGGATTAAGGCCACGCCTTACTGGGGGTGCATTCCTCTCCTCCTTCTTCTTTTTAATCTTCATCCGCTCCTTTTTGGAAGCGGTGCTGTCTTCAGATTCTCCTTGGTATTTGGGCATAATATAAATCTTTCGTTACTTAATCAGACGACCAGCTAAGCCGCCGTATCCTTTTTTGACTTCTTTGCTATCGGCTACATCCTTAGCAAGACCAAGTGCTCCTTTATTCTTTTTCTTTATTTTCTGGCCTGTCATAAGACTCCGACCATTAATCGACCCTCCCCAACCTGTAGATGCTCCGCACATAATATTTTAGTTCCTTCCTGATTCTAGTTGTTGCTCCAGTTCATTAATATAAAAACCTAGCTGGCGTATAAGCTCAGCTCCCTCCTCCGTCGCTGTCGCGTCCTCCATCCCCTGAGGGTTCCTCTCCGCTATCTCGGAGAACCCGTTCAGCTTCACGCTTAGACACCCTACGTTCCCTAGCAGCAGCAATAATATCAAGTACGTCAGAGTCTTTTTCATCTTTTCGTTGTTGAGCTAGTTGTGCCGTTGCGATGTCCCCAAGGGACTCGACTGCATCTACCAGACGAGGTAATGCAGCCAAGCCCTTGAGTGCTTCTAATATCATTTACTTTTCGCAGAGTACTCCTTAAGAGCATCTACAATACTTTGCCCACCAATGTAGGATGGTACGATAATAATAACCGCACCAATCACGTTCTCTGCCACCGCTGGTGACAGGTTCAACCACTCAGTAGCCATAACGGTCAAAAGACCTCCGATGGCCATCCAGAGCTTTCTCGATTTTAGTTTATCTTTCATTGTTTTTTATTGTTCTTATCCTCCACTAGCTGCTTGCACTTCAGTAGGATGTACACAAGGGAAGCCAGTGAAATTCCAATTTTCAATATAAGATCAATCTCCACAAGCCAATTTCCCAGCCCACCAGTGGCTGCTGCTAGAACTTTTATATCATCAAACTTAAGCATCTCGTGCCTCGCGTTCTAATCGGGCAGTTTCAATCTCAGCTTCTCTTCGGGCTTCTTCAGCAATCATATTGGGATCTTTAGGCCAATCCTGCTTTACAGCCTCCAGATCCTCAATAGAGGCACAGAGTTTAATCTTAGCTTCCAGTGAGTTACAAGTATCCCTAACAGAAGACCTATACTCAACCCAATCTTTAGATACAGGAAGATCAGCCTCAGTCTCCCGAATAGCCATCCAATCGCTGGGAGCCAATAGTGAATGCGCGGTTTTACCGAGCTGATTAAGTAGGTTACGCTTTAGCCCGTCCAAGTCCTTCGGAGTACTGACCACTACACCTTCTGAGTCCACAGTATTGTAGGAGTACTTCTCATTCTTGAACCTCTGAATGGGAGGTTCTTTCCAAGTGATGCCTAGGGTTTCCAACTGCTCCTTACTGGAGACAGTCAGGAAGTTCGCAGGGTACGTTAAGTTGTTCAGCTTGAACCCCTGATTGAGTGGTAGTCTTTTGTTATCTGCGTAATAGCTCATAATTTACCCTGCGTTTGCGTATTTGAATGGAGATTCGGCCACGGCGTAGAATATGTAGGTGTCAGCTTGGTTAGCGTATCCGTATGTCATATTATGCCTCAACTTAAATCCATTGCTTAAAATGTCGAAATCGGAGGTAGCCGCGTATGACGATTCGGCAACAGATGTGTCTGCCGCTAAGGTCGCGTCCGTGTCGTTGTATGGGTCGCGAGCGGTATCTACGATTATCCAAGAACCAATACCATCAATGCGCTTCACGCAAATCCAGCGCGGCTTAAATCCACAGTACACCAGCGGGCCGTCTGTCGAGTTATTGCCCTCGTAGCTGCCCACCTTTGAATACCCCTCGACACTGGCAAAAAAATACGCGATGTAGTTGTTCGGAATGTCTCCACCATTGAGGTAAATGCCGCTGCCGTCTGGGTCGTTTCCGAAATCCACGCTAGTCGTGCCGATATTGCTGAACAAAGCATCAGTCCAGCTTGCCTCGCCAGCACTGTCGTTGAGAACCAGATAAGTCCCAGATGACAAATCCTTATGCCACACGGCCCAATCACCAGTGCCAGAACCGGAGTCGCGTTCCTTTGCGATAATCATTTCCGGTGCAACGCCAAGTCCGTGATTGATTGTTTGGGTACTCATTATGGTCCTCCGGGTCCGTCCTCGCCGTCACCCTCCCATTTTGCGATAGAGAATCCCGCTGTTGCATTCTTTGAACCAGTACCACTCCCACCGCCAGCATCGAAGGAGGTTCCAGCTTTCCAGTTCCAGATAACATAGTTAGTCCCACTTGCGTTATTATTTCCGGAACTAGCATCATGGTCTACGGTGATGCCATCATCCATAAACGCTGGCCCATCCGCTCCTTCAGTAACGTCTGAGTTCGACCAAAGGAAACTAGTCACCCCTCTAACTGAGTCAAATAGAGTGTGCCAGTTTGTTCCCGACCTATTTTTTAACCAAGTAAAATCTGGCCTAAAACCTACACCCTCAATATCTCTTCCAGTGGTATTATCACCCGTGTAGAGAACTGTATTAAAATGCTCCGCTGGCTTGGCGATTGTGGGGGTTGGGAGGTTGCCTGTGGAGAGTGCAGTCGTCGCGTTACCCCCAATAGTCGGAGCCCCTCCCCACCACTTATCAGAACTAAAATAACCATTGAAGGTGGTAGCTCCGCTGTCGTGGCTGGTTATTGTGAATGTGGCCCCCCCGTCAAAATCTATGTTATCTGAACTGGTGAGAGATTTTTGCAGAGTCATCGTCCCGTCAGATTCCACAATGTAGAAATCAACTTTATTTGCCGCACCATCGAATGCTATCCCCTGCCTGTCCGAGCCTACCGCTGTATGTGAAGTTGCACCGCTTGGGGATGTTACATCACCATCACTCCCGAATACCGCGCCCCCATAACTGTTTGCGTAAGAATTTAACATCCCGTCGTCCCATCTGGCGCGAACCACACCAGCACCGGATATACCGGAACTCCCCCCGCTCATATCAAACTCGGCGTAATGGCGACCACTACTAGCAATAGTTGATTGGGCGTGAGCAACTCCTCCAGTGTAGACAGCCTTCGTGTTTCCCTCGGAATAAGTAAATATATGTGAACCGCCCCTGCGATAAATCAACGGGTTCCAAGTTGCGTGGTTATCAGTCGGCGTATCCTCCACAACATCCGAGGCGGCGAGGTTGGTGGTGGTAAAATGATTGTCCTCACCGCTAGTATCCGCGCCAATCGTACTGCTGCTGGCCGTTCCGGTTCCCGTCTCCTTCATTTCGAGATGGAATCCATTGTTGCCATACGCCCCGTCAGCCGTGTCATACGCTTTCGGTTTCCATTGGCCTGTTGTGGCATCCTCCTCGGCAAAGCTGGTGGGCGTTAGTGCTGTTCCGTCAATCCCGTAAATATCAGCAGCGTATCCCCCAAAATATCCCGCAGAACCAAACCCTCTCACACCAATCTGATGCGGGGTGTTCGCGCCAAAGGGGAGAACCGTGCTGCTGGAATCTGCTGTATTTTGAGAGAGTGCAGTTTGCTGGACACCATTTATATACAGCTTCGCCGTCCCGTTCGTTGTGTTTATCTCCCCGCAAATATGGTAGAAAGCTGATGGGTCACGGAATTTGGCAGTAGTTTTTATCCAAACAAACCAAGACCCATTGTAGCAAGCCAGTTCTAGGGTATCGTCGCTATTGAATCGAATATGCCCGCGATTGCCGCTTGCTGTCCCTGCGTGAACCACGCAATTCTCCGCGCCTAAATCTCCGCGCTTCGCCCAAAGCGATATTGTGTAAGATGTTGCGCTGCTAGAGGATGCTGGAGTCCAAGTGAGTTTGCTGCTACTAGCCGAATCAAACCGCAACGACTTCGTAACCACATCGCCCGCTGCTGCTGCGGCTGCGGCTGGCTTGTTCCAGATTTCAGAAGCAAAGTTCATTATTGTTATTTTATTTTCTAGGAGAATGCTAACTGAGGTGCTCCCAGTAGGATTGAGTTATCCGCTTTGATAATGTAGGGAACAATGTCGTAGGCAGAGTTTGCAGAAGATAAAGTTAACCCAGACCCTCCGACACTTTCGTAGTCACCATGTAGAACAACTGTCCCAGCATCACCAGTGGATGGCTGAATAAATATAAACAATCCGGTTTGGCCTACGTTACCAGCTTCAGTTGAGGCCGCATCGAAAGTGTTAGCATCACTGACCAGAGTATAGATGAAGTTCTGGTACGCATCGAAGTCTGGGGTGGTACTGAAGGATGCCGTTTGTGTAGCTGGGACTTGAGCCTTTGTCCAATCCTGTTTTACATCAATCTTAGCTGTATCAGCATCATGTGCTTGGACAGAGGTTCCAATATCCGCATCTACCATTATGGTAGCATCGTAGGCTTGGACATTAACTCCTATGTCTGCATCTTTTACAATCGTAGCGTCTGCTGGTTCGTAGACTCCACTATGGTTATGAGCTACTTCTGAAAACGTACCTCCACTAGCTAAGTCCACATCCCGATCACCCATAGTGATGACCCGTGTGGTTCCTGTAGTAATAGCCCCAGCATCAATACGGGCTAACTTGGTAGCATCAACTGGGTCTTTGACTACCGCTGTGCTGTCCAAGATAGGCAGGGTGTCGCCCCCACTTGATGTAGCAGCTATTGTAATTTCAGTTCCACTGTCAGTAACGGTAATGTTCGATCCTTGAGCAATCTTCTTGAACTCCAGATCGACTGAGCTTTTCTGTTTAAAAACAGTTCCTTCACCAGTTCCAACATTACTTGCGGTGTTAGCTTCACCACCACTAGCTCCGACAGCTTCTACCCACGCAGCGTTGCCGCTGGAGTTCTTCGTTAGAACATGGTTAGTGGTAGCACCGCTGACTTGAGTTAAAGCATCAATAGCTGCCTGAGCGGCTGTAGCTCCGCTGCCACCCTTTGCGATGGGAACAGTAGCACTGTAGGTAGTAGCATTACCGCTAGAGGTAACATCTCCGGTTAAATCAGCGTTTGTTACTACAGTAGCAGCGTTGCCAACAGAAGTGACATCCCCAGTTAGATTGGCGTTAGTAACAACAGTAGCAGCATTGCCTACAGAGGTAACACCTCCAGTTAGGTTTGCATTTGTGGTTACTGTATCGGCATTACCTGTGAGGTTACCTGTGACATTACCCGCGACATTGCCTGTGACTGCTCCGGTGTGTGTCCCTGCGCTATCTCCAGTTAAATCTCCGGTAACATCGCCCGTTACATTGCCTGTGACATTACCCGTAAGGTTACCTGTGACATTGCCCGTGATATCTCCGGTAATATTAGCAGCTACACTACCGTCCTCCTTGAGTGTCGCTTTGTTATCCTGAAGCTCCTGAGAGACGTAGAGTTGCTGCTTCTGGGCATCATCCAGATTAGCCTCAGTTACAATAGATCCATCAACAAAATCAACATACCTTGTGCTAATGTTTGAGTTACGCTTGACTTCAACTTGGTATGCACTTCCGTTAGCTAGTGTGGCTGTGACGAAGGTAAGGTCACCTCCATCAGCTACGCTGTAGTCTGTGTTGAAAGTCTCAGCCGTTACTGAGCCAGCCGCTAGACGGGTCTTAAATGCAGACAGAGTTTCCCCTACGTTGGAGACACGGACTTCAAGATGGCTCTTCTTTAAATAGGGGAAAGTAATAGTACTGGCAGCGATTACCTCGGTGGTAGCCGTTCCTGTGACTGTAGTGTAGATCTTTGAGTTATCAGCCATTTCGTTGGTTCCTTATCATTTTAATTCATGTTGTTCAAGATATTCTCTACTCTGCTTCTAGCCGACGAGCAGCTCGCATTTTAATCAGCGGCCTGTCTCCTAGTTTCAAACCTTTGCGTGTATGGTTGTATCTATCGATTTTAGCTGCTGAAGTAGCTAAGGTAGGCCAGAAGATTCCCAGCGGGCCATTGTAGTACAAATCATCAAACTGCTCATCCCCTTTTTTTGGATCAAAGATTTCAAGGGGGTGAGCGTCTGCTTCAACCCCTAACAGCTCTTGTTCAGCTCTCTCCCGCCACCGAGTATAAACTTGTCTTATCAGATCTAGTCTAAAGTTCTTCTCTTTAAGAATCCCCTGTTCCTTTTGTATCGATGGAATACTCTTAAAATCCTTGCTATTTATAAATACTTCAAGAGTTTCTTCCAGAGTCAGAGCCTTCTTATCCATCAGATGTGTCTTCACATCAGCCAGCCAAGCTTTTGCGTTTTGTCCAGCCTCGGTGTTGCCAAACTCTTGTTCAGCAGCTAGACCCCAAACAGCGAAATCTCTTTCTGTGGTTTTTTGATCGTAGTATTCTTTCCGTACTGATATGTATTGTTGCTTGTAATCATAAGCATCTTGGCCTGGAAATACCGGACAAGGAACTGATTTTGTTCTGTAATCCCAACCTTCTCTAATTTGTCCATCAGCACCAATCATCGAACCTAACCGTACTTCTTTTGTTTTCATTTTTCGGGCTCTGTCCCAAATTTGAAGATTCATAGCATCTATATCTTTATCCCCCGAAGGTTTCTTCTTTGGATCTAATACTATATGAGCAAAGAATCTTGTCATATCCAGCTGGCCTTTCAGCATATGCGAAGGAGCAGCAATAGCACCAAAATGAGAGGCTATCTCTTTATAGACTCTGCCAGACTCCGGTAGCTTCCATGCCTTTGCAGGGGTCAACGCATGGACATACCTGTTCCAGTACCAGTGGTGCTTTTGTTCTACGTAGCCAAATAGCTTATCTCTCTTATGGGGGATACCAAAAGGATATGCCTTAGCCATCCACGAAGAATGAGCTCGGTTTAACTCTCTTTCAAAGTCATCAGTAGAACCTCCGAATCCCTCAAGAATATTCGGCTTAAAGGATGCTAGCTTATCTTGCCACCATCTATCGAATCTACCTTCATTAAGTGTTGGATCTGATAGACCTGCTTCTATTAATCCGATAACTTCTCCGACGTTTTTTGCATAGGATACATCCTGACCTACAGCCATAGTGGCACTATATATGGCACTGGCAGAAGCCTCCTCCCAACTCTTTGCCTCTTCTGGAGTCCTAAGGAATCTCCAAGTTTCGTGAGCGTCTGCTGCCCATCTGAAAATAAGACCGTAAGGTTCGATTCGTTTATATGAAATGAATCTACCGTTTCCAAGATTGATTGCGTACGGTTTGTTCTCTTTATCCCAAGCTACTCTTTCTTTGGGGTCTGTCGGAGCTCTCCCTGTAAGAACACCCATCTGCGCGAGGACGAGTCCAGAACCTAACATAGTTGCACTTGTGACTTGTCTAGCTTTTGCAGCCGCTCGTACCTGAGGAGAGTCTCCATATATATCTGCCTTATGTCTGTTCCGCGCCAAGTTAATAAGGGGGAAGTTATCGCCCATATCCTGAAAAATATTCATTGCTGTTCTTACGAATGGAAAGAACTGCTTAAGCCAAGGATTCATACGAGCTGCTTCAGATACATAGGAACTTATGGACTGACCGTACTGAAACTCATCTTCCTCTCCTCTGAGCTTGGCTGGCTGATTTGCTAAATCTACTCTAGATTGGTCTAGATCTCTTTGGAAGGTGAAATCTACAGAATCCCTTCTAGCCTGTTCTGCTAGTTTTTCTCTGACTTCCCCAGCCATCAGAAGGTTTCCATCAGCATCCCGCAAATCATAGTTAAGTGCTATGTATTTTTCTTTTGCTTCTCCCCTCTCAACTCCGGTAAGACCCATCTCATCTGCTTGAGCTTGGAATTCCTTTTCCAGCGTTTTCATACTGAACAGATCTCCGTTTCTACGAACAATGCCATCCTTATGGGACATAACAAACTCAGCAACTAAGTCTGGATCTTCAATTTTAAGAACTCCCTGAGCGTATGCAGACAAAGTTCCCACAACATTACCGTGTATATGAGCCGCCTTCCAAGCTTGGTCAGCCGCTACCATTTTTCTTATCGGCATTCTTACAACAGTATGATAAAAACCGTCCCACCAATCTCCAACCGTACCCATAATTGAAGTATCAGCTAGTCTGTTGACTGCCCTCGATCCTGCAGGGCCAATGATTTTACCAGCTCCGCGTCTCGTGGTCTCGTGGATAGAAGCAGAACTCAAGGGAGAGCCTTGCATTTCATAGAATTTCGAATCTTTATGCTGTGTTGCTGGGTCCATCTCCCCTGCGGAAAAGTTTTCTACTGTGGCTTTAGAATCCAGTTGTCTTTGTCTGGATAAAGCTTCCGTTCCTTTTGCATCTCCAGCCCCATGAATCAGTACGCCGTCATCGTTGGTATTCCTAAGCATTCTGAAGATGTCTTTCATCACAGAAAAACTATATACAAACTGCCGAACAGTTGCTGATCTCTGAAAAGCAGCTTCAGTTCCAGCGTCGATTGTTATATATTGTCCTTCACCTTTCTTAGCACTTACATTTAAAACCTCACTCGGAAGCTTACCACTTTTCCAAGTAAGCATATTAGGCCAGTAACTGCCCATAAAGCGTTGACCAAGGGATACACTAGCTTTAATACCGTTAGACAGGTTATTAACTGCGTGTGTTCGTAAGCCTGAGAGCATAGCGTTTATCCAAACTTCATTCACCATCTCCAACCAATGAGCCCCGACTGCTTTATCGACTTCCTGAGAAACTTTAATAGCTCGGCCTAGTTCATCCCCTTCTTTGTGAACTGGCATCTTATGAGCCAGATTCACAACCTCAGCTAAGTCACTGATTTTCTCTGAGCCTCCCAAGCCTTCCACAAAACCATCCAGAACTTTTAATGTTTCTTCATCAGAATATATAGATTTACCACTAGCGTCTGTTAAGTTCAGGTACTTATCCAAGTTCTGGAAAGCTTGCCCCTGTCTCCCCCAAGAAGATCTAGCTGTCTGCAGAGCTTCTAGATCAATACGCATTTTATATATTGTTTGTGCTACCTCCATCTCTTCTAATCGTTGGGCTCTCAAGTCGCCCTTCCAAGCTGTGTAGTTACCCTTTGCGTCTACACCTTGCTCGTACTTTTTAACTATATTAGCAGCCAACTCTTGAGCAGTTCCCATTCGTGCGGTAGTGCGGAGGCGCATAGCTAAGATTCTGTAATGAAGATCATGTATATTTCCGTGGGTTAATGCTCCCAGTTCAACATCAGCAGGGATCACCTGTAAGGCTTTACTGTAAGGGCCTTCGCCACCTTTAAGGATACGATCCAGCTCATCAGCACCCATACCTAAAGAATCGGCAATTTCATTAATATCATTTTTATAAGTATCCTCTAGGAATTTACGGGCTGTGCGTGTTTCAGGTGTCACAAGACCCCCTATGTCTCCTTTAGTACCCGCTGGATTCCAACCAAGGGATCTGGCAAGCATATCAGATCTCGATTCTTTTGTTCCTCCCTTACTAAAGGAGTCTGAAAAAAGATTAGTTAACGCCACTAGAGCAGCACGGGAGTCTGTACCAAGTTCATTTAGGTTGATGTTTTTTCTTAAGGCACTCTGGAATTCCTCAGGGGTAATCTCTCCTTTCTTTGCTCTTTTGAACACACTGTTTATTTCTGTCATTCCCACGGGTTCACCCTTCGGGCCTTTCCGAAGAATCTGCGTCAGAGTTTTGTTGTAATCTATAGGAAGAGCTTCACGCATTACCTTGTGACCGTAGACATCAGCTAAAACTTTCGGATTAAGCTTCAGACCACCTTTGGCATTAGAAAGAGTAAGAGCATCATAAGTAGCCGAAGTTAGCACTTTCAAGTGATTAGGATTATTAGGATTCAAATCCGCTAGATCGAGCTTACCTTCCTTGAGTTGCTTAAGAATGTGTCTCTGGCGTAACTCTAGGAATTTCGCATAAGCAGCCGCCCCTCCCTCTTTAGTGCCTCCACCTAGATTAATAAAGTGTGCTTGGAGCTTCACAGGATCGAGGTTCATTGCCTCAAGTACTGCCTTTTCTTGTTGGGATCGCACAGTAACTTTCCCAGAAATTCTATCTCTAAACCTACCATTAAGATAAGCCATATTGTTCGTCACGAAGTCATCGAGAACAGTCTGGGTATCCATGAGGATACTCTCGCCATCAGAAGCGACCAGTATAGAACGATCTTTGGCGTTATCTTTTTTGTGGAACTCTGCCTCTCTTAGTGGCCCCCCGTGTTTCTGTACACTTTCTGGGACTTCCTGAGAGACTTTAAGACTCTTGTGTTCTGCCTCCAGTTTTTTTAAACCCTCAGTTTTCTGAAGTATTCTATCTTTTATCTCAGCAATAACGTGCTTATTTTTTTTCTTATCTTTGTTAAGCTTTTTAAGCTGCTGTTTAAGTGAGTTTATCCCCTTCTTCCTAGTTTCGACCGCTGCCGAAGAAGTAAGCATCTTACCTTCTAATGAATCCCCAGCTACGCGTAATTCAGCGACACTAAATAAACCAGATTTTTCTGAAGACTTAACCCAATCGGAGATACCTTCAACTGGTATAACTATATCATAATCTCCCTCTGGACTAGGCAACCAAGGGTCTGAAGCCTTGTATCTAAGGGTTCCTTCTTTTTCGACAAGGCGTAGTGCTTCTTCTTTACTCGATGCCTTAACAGTTCTACTGCTAAAAACAGGTTGACCATACGCATCCTCTGCTTCAACAGTAACTCGGTAATTTCCAGTTCCAACATCCTTTACCGCCAGTTCAGGCATAGGATCAAACGCTTCACCCTCAGGGATATCCCCACCCTTTCTCACAACTTCCCAATTATCTGCCTCCACTTGAGCTTCTCTCCGTAACCTTGCAGTTGTGAAACCAGCCCCAAGAAACTTGTCTTGAAGCTGTATAAGCTCAAGCTCCATAGCTTCTGCTGTCTTAGTTAAATTTGTAAGTTCTTTCTGAGCGGCTCCTCTAGGCTTTGTTCCAGCAAATGCTTCAACCTCTGCTCTGATATTTTTTAGCTTTCTATGTTTAAGGCCCATAGAGATAGCCATAGTATTTCTTGAGAGACCAGCCAGCAGCACATTAAATGCTCCTCCTATTATGATGCCCTCACTAACATTCTTGAGACGACCGGACAGTTGCTCATATAAAGTTACATCTTTTTCAAAATCTCCAGCGTTAGCATGGGCCAACCAATCTTCTAGAATATTTGTAAATCCCGGCATTCTGGAATCCCAGTTATTTTTTCTGGCAAGTTCTATAGCAGCGTTGAACGCGTTAGGTTCACGAGGATCAAACGCTACAAAGTCAGCAAAGCCACCTAGTACGGCTCCTTCTGTAAACACACCCATCCATTTTCTAACCCGACCCCCTGCCCCCATCTTCCACTTTTCTCTAGTAGCTTTACCTGATTTCAGTAGCTTAGCTTCCGAAGCAGCTCTACGCATTGAATTAGCTTTGCCTAGTCCACCAAATGGAATCATAAACTGAGTCATTCCTGATATGAATGGCCCAAGAACAGTATTGGATTCTCCTACAGCATCCTTATCCCAGTTCAGTTTAGAAGCTTTACCACCCCCAAACTCATACAACTGACGGGTAAAGTTATTAGCCCCATTCCCCATTGATTTTAACGTATCCTTAACTGACCACCACTCTCTGTTTTCGTGAGCTTCTTGTTTTGCTATACCAGCGTCCTGTTCCTGTTTCGCAATAGCAGCGTTATACGGAGCTACCCCTCCTAGTTCAAGATTCTGCTCCAACGCAGCCAATCTCCTTTGCATATTTGCCTGTTGAAGCTGGATATCAATCTCATCACCAATAGGAGGCTCTTGAGTTTCCTGCTGAACAGGAGGTGGCGGACTGGGTAAACTAAGTGGTGGTTCCATAACTTATAATAATTATTAGCGTTTGGCTGGTTGTCTTATACTGACTCGCTGTTTTGTGGAAGCTTTAACTGGCTTCGGTTTGTTCTTCATCATTGCCACAGCTCTTTCTTCATTAGAGAGAAGACCATCTTTGTTATCGTCCAACTCAGGGTGAGCCTCAGCACCCGCCAACTCTTGGGCTTTACCAGCGTGGAGGGTATCAGTATTTTCTGGAACCTCTGCTTTGGACGAAACTGAGACATCTTCAGTAGGTATGGAATTATCTATAGTCTGTAGCTTAACCCTGCTACGACTCTCCTCACCCATCGTCTCTCCAGATGCTTGATCCTCGATCTTTATATCCTGTAATCTAAAATAGTTCTCTTCGTCTCCAGCCGCTCCAAAGTCTATTGTCTCTCTGAACCCAGAAAAAACTGCCAAAGGAAATACTTTTCCATCTGCCTCTACTAAGTAGTCCTCGGCTTCCTTCAGTGTTTTCAACAATGCTTGGGATTGTCGATCATCTGAGAAAGTATAATTATAATCTACCCCTTTCTTACTATAGGTAGCAGAACGTCTTTCATGGAAAGGAACAAACGTGTCTCCTTTCAAAAGTGCTACATTAAGAAGAGTAGTGTACTGAACTGCTAAATCCGCAATACCTTGTAACTCTTCGTCAGAAGCCCTCTGCATACCTGATGCGGAGGTCATTTCACCCATTTTTCTAAAAGCAGCTATGATGGGATGAGAAAACTGAGGATCTAACATATCATTATTCTCCTCTAGCCGAACCCTAGGCCCATCCTTACCCATTAAATTCTGCATACTACGGGCAATAGCATCAACTATACGATCAAGTTCTCTGTCGTTGAAGTTCTGGAGATCCTCCGGAGATCTTTGTTGAGGTTTATTAGTGTTATACCCCAGAGGCTGTCTGCTTAACAAGTTATCCATCTGACCTTTATAAAAACCCATAGCAGCTTGCACAGCCTTCAGTCCTCCAGCCCCTGTTCCCCAACCATGTGGAGCAAGTCCTGTCTTTTCATCTACCTTAATAGAACCGTCGTCCCATCTAGCTGCCAATCCCCCGACTTTTCTTAACTGCATCTGCTCTTCAGGAGTCAGCTCATTATCCCACTTATGTTTGATGATCTTATCAATAAGGGAGGCTTTGAATTGTCGGTGGTGACCTAACTGTGGCTTACCTTGTTGCTTCCAGTAAGCCATCGCTGGGGTCTCTACTGGTGCTGGAGCTTCTTGTGTAGGTCTCTTATATTGTAAACCTTGGAACAAGTAAGCGTACCCTTTTTTAGAACCTTCTTGCCAGTTCTCAGGATCGAGAGCCTTATCCCTAGCAGCCTGAGCGAGCTGTTCTTTGTAATTCAGAGCTGGTATTGTAGTAAATCGATAATTCTTAGCAGCGGCATCCTCAAAAGGATCTGCTCTCAGCCGTTTCAAAGTAGGATCTGAGTACACATCACCCTCTTTAGTAGGTAGTCCCGTGACTTCCACAGCAGAGGCTACGCCTTTATCATTCTCCATCCTACGGAACACACGGATACTCGGAAAAGATGGAAGTGCCTCAGGTGGAATCTGCATACCTTCAGGTAAATTCTCTAAATTATTATATATCTTCAATAAAGCCTCAGCACTCTGATTCTGGAGACCCCCATACATCTGATAAAACTTCCCTGTTTTTCTTTTGAAGTCACCGAGGTCAGCAAAGAATGAGTAGTTGTTTGGGATTTCTCCGAACTCCAGCTCTTCTGACCCACTGGCTATCTTAGGAAACTCCTTAGGATTCAAAGGTATCCCTGTTAATTGGCGGTCTCCATCTACAGTTGGTGATTGCTGTAACCCTGCTGGTATCGGCCACCAATACTTTCCATGTGTGTCTGGAAACATAGCATCCATGGGGATGTGCTGTAGGGAAGCAGTTGTAGCTAGAAAATTATCTCTGAAAAAACCGTACGTATCGTTTTGAACATCATCCCTATGAGAAGCTTGCACTAATTTCAAGTTTTTTATGTAAGTCCTCCGAGCTATATCATCGAATGTCTCGAAATCTTTGTAAGCATCTGAGCCATATCTGGAGTTCTCTCCTATAGCGATAGATGAATCGGAGAATAACTGCTGCCTTTTCTTCAGAAGGTAGTGACGCTCTGCAGATATATTTGAACCTCCTGTATTTTTAAATACGTCCTGAGCTATATCAGGAAGTACTCTATCAAGATTACCAATAGCATCAAAGGCGCTGAGAGGCACGTTCTTTTCATTAGGAGACT